ACATGGCGCATTGTAGTAGCAGAATAACCGCCCCACATACGAATGAACCGCCCCGCCGCCGTGATACGACAAACAAAAGTATTATAGGACTGTAAAACTTTTTCGCCGTTTTCCGTTTCAATGATTTTTGCCTTTCCGTAAAAACTTTTTGCCCGGTCATAACCGCAAACGGGTAAATCAAAAATCTTTTTCATGATGCAAGCTCCTTTCTCATTCCCGCACAAGCTGTTTTTCTAATGTGATCTCGAAATCTCCGCCCCGGCTTTCAATTTCACAAATCTTGCAATCTTTGATAGCATCATAGAGAACGGAACCGGGAACGGCAGAAAGAGAACTTCCGAAATCATTCAAATAAATGCGCCCCGCTGCTACTTCTGAAAACTGTTTAACTGTCATTGTAAAAACCCCTTTCAAATATCGTGTTTTCGCGTTTCTGCCTTTATTATAACGCGTTATCGCGTTTTGTCAATAGGTTTTCAGAAAAAAATATCATGTTTTCGCGTTTTCTTTTGAGCGTCCGAAAACTCAAAAGAAAATGTACTATACATATAAAAGGCGAAAAACGCCGCCCCGATCAGGCCGGAACCCCGGCAGCGCCCACGCCGCCCCGGTGAACCCGCCGCCGATCAGCCGGGGAAAGGAAAAGCCGCCGACCCCGGAGCGGGAGATCGGCAGCTCTGTCATAGTCGCAGACCCTCGCCGGAAAGTCGCAAAGTCGTTCGGGCGAAAGTCGCAAAGTCGCTCGGCATAGTCGTAAGCCATAGTCGCAAAAGTCGGGAAAGTCGCTCAGTCCTCCGAGTCATAGTCGCTGGACGCACCCACCACATCTTCGAGATACTTCTTCTCCAAGTCCTCGGCGGGAACCTGATCTCCGAGCTGCTGGTTAGGAGTCAACACGACCTCCTGCTTGTCCGCATAGCCCATGTTGTTCTTCATCAGGAAGATACCGGCGACCGGATTGATCTTCCCGTTCTGCATATAGTTTTCCATCTGAGCGTTTAAAAAATAATATGCTTTTTTTAGCGAGTCTCTGCTTTCAGAGGGGATATAGGCACTATCAATACCATTTACCCATTTCCACAGAGTTCTTCTATCAATGCCGAACGCCAATGCCATACCAGCAACAGAAGGTTTCATGTCATCTTCGGCACAAATCCGAAAGTAATTTCCAATACGCTCAGTCACAGCTCTCGGCTTGGTCATATCCACAGCAGGCCAGTCCCACATTTTCAGATCGTGTTCAAGAAACTTCCGATTATCTCCTGGTTGAAGCTGTGCCGTACTATCAGGCCGCTTATTGCCGCCAGTACCCTTCGGTCTGCCACGACCACGCTTTTCAACAATTTCATCTGCCATAGTCGTTCACCTTCCTCTCTCTCAAAGTTTCTCAGATAATATCTTGATACAAAGAGTCAGAGCTTCTACCTGACCATTCAGGCACGAAATCCTATCCGAATGACTTTCAATGCTATTACGAAGTTTCTCATTTTCAGCTTTAAGATTTTCGACATAGCTCCTACTTTCGGTAAGTTGTGCAGTCAAACAATCAATCTTATCACGCAGAGCGTTTTCTAACTCTGTATTCATAGTCGTTTTCTCCTTTCAAAGTCGCCAAGGTGATAAAGGTGAGTAATCGGGTGCATTTCCCTATAACTATTTCTATATACGCGCGTATAAGAGAGAGTTATAGGCATTTATGCCCGATTACTCACCTAACTCACCTAAAATACGAAAAACAATTTTTCAAAACACGCCAATTTGAAAAAAGTCTTTGCAAAAACACTCACCTTTATCACCTTTATCACCTTTATCACCTAACTACCAGTCAGCGTTGATAACCACCTTGTTTCCGTGGGCGAGTGCTTCCGTCACAATCCACTCCACGCCGTCCCAGTTGTAGACCTCTTTCTTCACGGCGTAGTCTGCAAGCTGCTTTGCCTGCTCGTTGTCAAGAACCATTTCCTTACCATACCAGTCGTTTTCCTTAGTTCGCTTCTCGTAAGGAACATAATAGCCAAGCCTTTCCAGAAAGTCGTACCAGAGCCGACCACCGCTGTCGGTGCTGGCAACATCTACCGTTGTAATGACCTTGCCACAATGAGGGCAGCGGACATCTTTGCGTTCCATGACCGAAATATCAAGACCCATTTTCCAACACCCCCTGAGCTATTTTCACCAGCTCGACCAAATCATAGAACCGCCGAGGGTCTAACCCGGTCTGCTGCTTCACCTTGTTCAAGTGATAGAGAACGGTATTTCTGTGTGCGAAAATAGCACGGGCAACATCGGTGACATTCATATTGTGATTTGCCATCGCTATGACAATGTGAGCGTCTTCCTTATTCATGGTCGATTTCCTTTCGCAGCTCGTCATAGAGTTCCGAAAAGCGGCGGTTCCAGTGGCGCAGTCGCCAGAGGAATAGACAGCCCACAACAATCCATTCAACGGCGGCAATAGTTGTCAGAATGTCACTCATGCTCTATGCTCCTTTCTCGCAAAGCGGTTGAGCAACACGCTCACGGTGAGCTGACCAATCCTGTTCACATAGAGGCAGTTGAAGCGGTCAGGGTGAGGAACACTGTTGCCGAGGTCGATGACCAGATCACGGGTGTTGTAGGAAATGTCCTTCGTGATAGTCGGCGTGGCGTAGATCACCACATCACGGTTCATCGTGGCCTGCAAGAGACTCTTGGTTTTGGAGTGCGCCACCGTCACAGTTGCGTTACCGAGGGTGAGGTACTTTGCCAAGTTCTGAACGGCGTGACCCCGGCCTACAATGGTAATGTCCTTAGCGTGAACCAAGTCCAATGCCAGCAGGAGCGCCAAAGTTGCCTGAGACACCGATGACATTCCCTGTGAGTAGGAGTGGTCAATGTCAACCTCGGCGGTGAGTTTAATGTCAGACGGGACGGTTTCTCTGTCTACCACAACGGCCTTGTACGGAGGGCAAGGGTACTGAGTGAGATCACAGTCAATACCTAACAGGTCAGCCTTGCGCTTGACCGCTTTCAGAAATACGCTCTCGTAGGAACCCAGCAACAGCAGTTTGCCGGTAGGGTGAAAGCGGGTGGTTTCCTCGTCCAAGGTGGCAGAAAGCGTTTTGATTTGCTCCATTACATCATTCATAGTGCTTCTCCTTTCTTTCAAAGTCATGGAGGGAAATCATCTTTTCACGGGTGAGTTTGTCAACCACCCGACCGATCTCCGAGTAGCCGCAGACCGCCGCCAGCCGTTCAAGGTTGCCCTTGGTCTGCGCCGTGACCACGATGGAAATACGGCGGAGATTCTTTTTCTCAGTCTTCATCGCTGTCCCCTTCCGTCAAAGCTCTTGCGAGATCGTCAATCATCTGGTGCATGACTCTATCCCCAATATCATCTTCGTTCTGACACCAGAAGGAGAATTTCAGGTGTAGCAGCTCATGAACCAGCGTCTTTTCAAAATTGAACGGCACAATGCGGTCGCCGTAACAAGCAGGGTTGATGATCTCAATACGAGCGGTCTTAATTGCTTCTGACCACTCGGTACAGCCTGCGGTATTACGCACCATCATTTCTTCCGGGTGAAGGTGGGTCAACAGCTTTATCCGCCACTCCTGCAAGCAGAGTTTTCGCTTCCACTTTTCCAGCAGGGCGAGTTCTTCATTGGTGGCAATCATGCAATCTCTCCTTTCTGAACTGCTCAATGTCTCGGTCGATCAGGCCATTCAGTTCAGCTTCTGCCATGAACGCAGTGAATACCTTACCGCACTTCACGCAGTAGTTAATGAAGTGATACCCATTTGTGTCATGAATGGTTTGAAGGTTTTTATCGTACAGGCGGTGTCCACCAGTCAGGAAACACTTAATCCTTTTCCACTTCATCACGGACGCTCCTTCACAATACGAATTTTTCTCAGGCGTTTGCCGCACCGCTTACAAACTTCATAATTGCTCTGCCAGCGGTGAGAACCATTACGGCACTTAACCTGAATGTGAACATACGGGTCTACGGTATGAATACCGAAGCGGCAGGGGATAGAGTTACATGAACGGTTCATTAAGACGCTCCTTTCAGTCTCAGGTTCTTGTAGACAGGGTAGCCCTGATACACGACCTTGCCGCCGTGCCACTCAGGGTGAGTCTCCATGTCAGCGTTGAACCGCTTGGCGGAACAGGCAAAGTACCCGTTGGACTTGCACCAAATCTTGTAAGCGTCAAACAGAGACTTCGAGCGGGTGTTGACCCCCTCAGCCTGTTCACAGCGTTCTTCGAGGAACTGCAAGCACAGATCGTTGTCACGCTCGTACTGATTGACCACCTTCCGCATAGCGGGAGACATTTTCAGGCCGAACCGCTTATACTTGAAGTACCCGGCGACCAGCCAAGCGAAAATGCCCTGCATGGCTTCCTGTGTCTGGAACTCATTTTTCAGGTTCTTGTCCTGTTCCGCTTCGGTGAAATGGCGGTTGAACTCAATGACCCGCACACGGTCGGAAGCGAACAGGGACTTATCGCTGACGGTGGGAAGATCGTTGCAGGAAAGCCAAAGGGTGAACTGCGGCAGGAAGGTTGTAGCAGTCTCATAGAGGTTCCGAGCCTTGATTTCCTCGCCGCCTGTGAGCTGCTTGATCGTTTCTTCGTCCAGCTTGCCATACTGGTTGCTCTCTGCCATTGTGACGAACCGCTTGCCTTTCAGGGAAGCCAGCATGGGGTTCGCTGCTTCGGCGTTCTTCGAGCGCTCCGCCTTGCAGATGATCGACACGGGGGACACGGACGCATAGTCACCGAGAAGGTGGTGAATTGCCGAGAGCATGGTGGACTTACCGTTGCGAGTGGTCTTGCCGTGAAGAATGAACATACATTCCTCGTTCACCATACCCAGCATGGAGTACCCCAGCGCCTTTTGAAGATAATCAGCCTTGTCTTCGTCATTACAAGTGACTTCCGCAACAAACTTCTCCCAGCGGCGGCACCGTGCGTCCTGCAAGGTGTAGTTGAAGTTGGTCTGCATAGTCAGGAAGTCTTTCCAGTCATGTTCCCGGAACTCCATTTTTTCGAGGTCGAAAGTGCCGTTCTTGCAGTTGATAAGGTAGGGGTTTGCGTCAAACTCCGCCGAAGCGATAGGAAGCACACTGGCAGCGTCCTTCATCAGCCGGTCACGGAAGCGCCGGTCGCCCATCTTCACGATGAACTTCATGTACTCGGTGCGGCGTTCTTCATTGGCAATCTCGCCGCAGTAGAGAGCCATCAGGCGGCAGAACTCTTTGATTTTCTCCGCTACCAGAAGAGAACCTGTATCCTTACGCCATGCCCCCTCGGAGTAGGTGAACCAGCTTTTCGCTTCGGGGCAGTAGCGGGTATCATTCTTGTAGCACTCGGAAAACAGCTCCGCCATGCCGGACTCGTCCCACGAATACCCCGTACCGCTGATCGGGTGGCTATGCTCAGGCTGTGCTTCCTTAATCTGAAACATCACTCTGGACTGAGCTTCGTCCATGATGTAACGACCGTTAGAGAGCTGGAAAAGAGCCTGTTCTTCGGGAGCTGTCATAACTTCATCACTCATTGATTTCACCCCTCTTGTCTTTTCTGTTTGGGTTAAAGTTGGAAAGTGCGCTTTTACAAGCTCGGACACCCATCTTATAACCGTCTTGTTCACTACCGCTTATACGCTTGCGATATATCCGCTCTTTATCAAGTAGGGCAGATAACGCCATCTGCAAACTGTCATATTCGAGTTTTGTCATTATTTACACCTCCCCCCCCTCCCATAGAAGAAAGCGTTCTTCAAAGCGGTGTCCACATGACGCATGATCTCAGGCGGCAGAGTGCAGATGTACTCCCAGTCATCGGACACATCTACGACACGCACCTGTTCACATTCAACCATGCTCGGCTGTAAAGAACCCCAAGTGACAGCTACATGGGTCGGCAGTTCGAGCCGCTTGATTTTAGTGGTCAGGGGAACGACAATGCTGGTGGAAGAAAACTGATTGCCGACATTGTTTTGCACAACCACCCACGGACGCTTACCGGCCTGAATATGACTGTTGGCAAGCATGGGAACATCAATGACAACAACATCGCCACGCTGATAAGGTTTCATAATTACCTCCTGTATCTGGTCACGCTGTTAACAATCAACTCGACCTCGGACTGAGGGAGCGGCGGCTTGCAAGCCTGTTGATTGGCGTATAACAGCTCTTTGTAAATCTCTGCTTTGGTGTATCCTTGGTTATGGAGCTGACCCGCCAGAGAAGTCAGGCTGAGGTTCCGGCTTCCCGGTGTGATAGACGGGTATTCAGGCTTCAAATGCAGCTTGCCGTTTTCAGGGCGGCGATAGATGGGAGAATAGATACGCTGAGGGGCGACCGTACCTGAGCTACTTTCCTTCGGCGTGTCGGGAAAATACTTCTCGATCACATAGTCAATCGCTGACTGGTTTTTAATGATCTCGGAAAAGATCAAAACCTCGCCGGTCATGATGAAGTACCGATTGCTCTTGTAAATCTCCACGGCGGCACGGTTGTTCTTGCCCTTGAAGGGCAGCTCACCACGAACGAGAATATGAACCCCTCTCCCGCTTCTGGACTTTTCCGTGTAGGACTGACAATGACCGATAATGTCAGCCGCCAGCGGGTTTAGAAGCCCATCAGTAAAGCCATCGTCAATGTCGATACCTACAACCCCTGTATCGTGAAACACATAGCCAAGACCGTCATAGTAGCCGTGCTGGACATTGTGTTCAGCGTCAATGTAATTCGACCATGTATCAGGATTAGAGGAAGAAGCCGCCTTTCTCACGGTGGCCTGCATGGGAACCTTTGACCCGTCCCACACATTGACCCATGCCTTTTCCCCTCGAAGTTCGGCGGGTATATTCAAATAGCTCATAGGCTTACCTCAGCTTTCATACGGACTCGGTAAAGACCAGTCCCATCTATCGCCGCCACGGTAGGCGTTGCGGAAGTGGTTTCTCTCGCCATCGCCAGAGAACCACAGGTAATCCGCAGGGAGGACACGACCGACCTCAACCTGACCTTCTCTCTCTGCGTACCAGCGGGTCAGTACATCTATACAGAGAGTAATCAAACCATCATCGACCGGGTTTTCCTCGTTGTACCCTACAAATTGTTTGGGTGTAGTCACGACCGTTATAATGTCGCCGTAGCCGTGATCGACACGGTTGAGCGCACACCACACACAAGCGGCTTTCTCAGCGTCAGAGCTGACCCCTCTGGCTTCTCCCCATAGCATTTTCGCCAGTACAATCACTTCCTCGTCTGTCCACGGCTGAGGTGCCACCTCCGGCTCTGGCTCCGGGGTGACTACCTCTACCACCTCGACAACGGGAGAAGGTTTTTCGACCTCAACCGTGGGTAATTTCAGACAGAGGACTGCGACAATGGTGACGAACCATAGGAAGATTGAAAATCTCAGCCCCCGCAAGGGGTCTTAGACTTGCTGGACTTGGGCTTTGTCGAGGTTCCAGCAAAATAGAACTTGCCATCTATGCAGATGGGGAAATCAGGAAAGAGCTTGCTGGCGGTCTGTGTTCCACGGGAACAAATCTGCTCTGCCGCCGCCAGCGACATTTCATCTTTCACGAAGTCCTTTCCAGCAGCCATGATATACGGCACTTTGCCGTCAATGCTTTTCAATTTCATCGGGTTCTTTCCTTTCTTTGTTCCATGCTTCAACATCAACGCCGATACGCTTCAACATTTCTTTGCAGAGCCATGTGTAATCGTCCGGCATTTGATAATACTGGATAAGGCGGTCATGCTCGGCGGAGAAAGCGTCATAGAACTTCCGCAGGCGCTTCTTGCCGAAACCAAGGTGAACATGGAGGGTATAAAGCACCATAGCGTCAATGTCATCGGCGTAGCGCCTGTCGGCTTCCACGATCTGACGATTGATTTCCATGTCCATCGCTTTTCTCTCGGCGGCAGTTAAGACCGCACCGAACACCTTGCCGCCAGCTTTCTTAATCCTCATACCTCAATGTCCTCGAAGAAGACGGGATAGGTCTGTTTCAGCAGGGTCAGGAGCATATTGGCAACGACCCGCATATCGGGGTGAGCCGCTACGGGACAGCGCATACGACAGAAGTGCCGCCACTCTCTGAGGTCAGCGGTCATGACCACCTCGGTCTTCAAGCTGTTCGGGAGGACAGATCGGGCTTCCTGCGGGGTGCAACCTTCGTTCAACAGGTCGAAGTAGGCGACCTCGGCGTGTTCACACGACCGCTTCCAGATGTGGTAGGTCGAGTCGGTCTTGGCAAAGGTGGAGGGGCGAATAACGGTGATCTCGCCGCCGAAGC